ATTATATCAAAGATAATTTATTCAACGGCCGTGCTGTTAAACACGCATTAGGGGAACCTATTCATGAATTAGCTGAACAATTTGCTGGGGACAAGGTACAGCGTCATCATTTGCAGGATCTAGGAGAAAGTATCAGAAGTATTTTTGGTCATGAAGCGTGGATTAATCTACTTGACGAAAAATATGGCGGTATTGACGTGCCATTAATAATTCCAGATATTCGCAAATTATTAGAATATTCACACTACTGTATCGAAAAAGAGTTTAAGCCGTTATATGTGTATACTGACCCAGAAATTGCAAAAAAGAGACTAAAAGATCGAGATGGTGGTTATAACGAGGAAGATTTAGGTAAGAATATCGAACGGCAAATGGACTTCTTACAAGACTATGGTCGTAAACAATTCCCTAAGCGCTTCGTTACACAGTTAAATGCACCATATCCATTCGGCGAAATTTATGTTATTGATAACTCGGGTTCACTCCAAGATACATATCAACAATTAAATGAATGGTGGGAATTGATTCATGAGTAATTTTACACACAAATACGACATAGAAGTTGGATTAGATTTAACTAAAATTCTTACTCCAGAAGCTATTCCTGGTATTAAAGCCTATTTAGGTGTCAATAACGACAATGAACTTCTGAATGCTATCGCAGAAGATAGATACCAAAAGTTAGTCCAAGCATTACAAGAGGCTGGATTTGGAGTTATTCGCGCAGGATTCTCAAGAATTGAAGAGAAAGACCATGGTGAACAAAAGGATGCAAGCACGTCACCTTTAAATAAAGCTAAGGACCATAACGTTAGCAAAGAACAAAAAGGTGAGCAATTAAGTCTTGAAGAATTTAGTAATACACTGATCTCGCTTTTAAAGGGCGAACAAAAAAGGATCTCTGATAATGACGGAGAAATCATCAAGGTGGATATTGACGCAGATTATATTAGTATTGCTCCAAACTTTGATGTTATCCGTAAAGATGCTGGATTAAACAATGAAATAGAATTTAATTTTGAAGAGTTAAATGATGGGGTAATACTAATCTCATATACAGATCCTGAAAAACAACAATTACAATTTAAGAAAATTTCCAAGGAGGAATTAGTTAATGCCAAAGGCTAAGTTAGAAAAAGAATTAAAGCCGGGAATTGCCCGTTTTATTGCTCGAGGACGAGCTTCTATTTCAAGCGACACATTCCCTGCACAAACTACAGAATCTAAGTCAGGCTGGGTATATAAACGAGTAGGCTTCCCAGTTAAGATTGGTGATAGTAATTCTATTTATGTACAAATGATGGGTGGCTACTCAAAGCGTAAGCCGGTTGTCCATGTATTTAACAAGGACACTAATCAACATATGGAGCTTGATTGGGATTTACGTGATAACGAAGATACTCTTAAAAATGTTGCCGAATTCTCATTCATCAATGTTGCTCTTGAACGCGACGAAAAAGGAAAGTTAATCCGAAAACGTTTCTTATCTGAACTAGATGCTATTAATTACATGAACGAACACTTACATGACGGCCAAGAAATTTACGTTAGTGGTAACGTTGAATACCAACGTTACGATGGAAAGATTAGTCGTAGTTTCAGTGTCACAAATATTGGCCTGTACGACGGTAAGGATAATGAGGAAGTAGAAGAAAAGGCGGAAATGCGTCAAACCTACTTGCTAGAAAGTACGGCGTTGCCAAGAGATTGGGAAAAGACATTAAAAGAAAGAAACGAGATTGTTGTTAATGCCTTTGTCCCACAATACGTTGGTAAGGAAAATGGCAAGGAAATTAAAAAGACGCTTGCTTTCCCACAACAATTTACTATTCAAACTACAGAAGACAAAGTAGATATGATGACCAAAGCTATTGAAACGCTTTTTAAAGTCAAAAAAGGCGTAGTTCGTGAAATTGGTCTCAAGAATAATATTGTTCACGGTTATGAAAAGAGTACGGGTAAGATTCAACGAAGTAAGCAGGTTATGGAATTGATTCAACTTGGTATTATGACCGAAGAACAAATTGAAAACGAAGAAACAATTGGTGACCGCAGTGTTGACAAGGTTATTTTCAAGATGCCATTAATGAACGTTGATGGTGAAAAGTCCGATTTCATGTTAGCAGACAAGTATTCGCCTGAAGCATTGATTGTCGTTGAAGATGATGAAGATATTGAAGAAAATACTAGCGTGTTCAACGAGGACGATAATAAAGATGAAGAAGCCAATGCAGACGCAATGTTTGGCGGTCTGTTTAAATAATAGTAAAACTCTCCCATTAGTCACAACGAAAATACGAAAATATATTTAATAAGGGGTTATTGTATGGCGTTAGATTTGGATATGTTGCGAAAGCCTAATAGTCGGAAAAAGGGTTTAAAGATTCTAGTATATGGTCCGACAGGTGTCGGTAAAACAGTTTTCGGTCTTTCATTCCCAGAAATCATTGCAATGGATAGTGAAGACGGGTATGCGTGGTACGAAGGAACGGAACGAGCTAAGAATTTATTAGGAATTGTTGATTCTCAATCTTTTGATGATTTAGCTAATTTGATTGATGAATTAGACGAAAATGTGGACGACTTCAAGACATTAATTATTGATTCAGAAACTAAGATTTACGAAAACATTCAAGAAGCTCTTCAAGAAGTTGAAGAGTCACGAGCAATTCGTAAAGGAAAAGATGTACTTGATGCTAATTTGTCTGTACGTTCATGGGGAAAGATTAAGCAATTAGCGAGTCGCTTGCAGAACTTAAAACTTAAATTAGCAAGTCAAGGAATTAATATTGTGTCAATTGCTCAGGCTTCAGATGTAATGAAAGATGCAGGTGGCGGTGTTCGTGTTAAGACTGGCGAGAAGCCGGATATGGCAAAGAAGGCGCCATTCGATTACGACGTGGTTCTTCGATTATTTACTCGTGATAACAAGTACTTTGGTGTAGTTGAAAAAGACCGTACTGATACCTATGCTCGGGGAGCCGAAATCGAAAATCCTTCGTATGCCAACTGGGCCAAACGCTTAGAAGCAGATGACAACAAGGGGAATGTTATTGTTAAAGACTTTAGTAAGGATAAGAAAAAGGCCAAGGTCGCATATGAAGAAAGTATTACTTCTGAAATGCCGTTCGAAGATCAAGTAGCAGATTTCTTATCTTTGTTAGAAGGCCAAGATAAGAAGCAAGAATTTGCTACTAAAGTTAAAGAAATGACTGGAAGCAAGACTTTAAGCGCATTAACTAAAGAACAACAGGATAAAGTTATTAAGTATATGAATGAACAAAAGGTGAAACTTTTAGACGAAACACCGGTAGCAGTTTAATAACACATAACATATTTAATTACGAGGATTTTCCTCGTGTACATATATAAAACTAAAAACTATGGAGGGTGGATTAGTATCGCTACAAAAGAATATAGCTATGTTAATAAAAAAGGTGAACATATTAATGTTACTCACCAACATTTAAATGTAGCTAGTGAAATTAAAGAAGAATTACAAAAAACGTCCCCATCGCGACGTTGCTCATGGCCTAAGCACAAGAAGATGATGGAACAAGAGGGGTTCTATGATAGTGATACTAACGAAAACTATCGTGGACTTATTAAACGTTTTCAAAAAGATTCTGGTCGTTTGAAAGATGCAACTACTCATGCGGACTTGATTGCTGATAATAAGTTGCAAAGTATTCAGAATGCAATTGGTCAATTGAATAGTAAGAAGTTGGAAACACAAGAACAGGGTCGGGCAATTCGGCGATTAGTTCGTCAAACTAATAAAGACCTGTTGTTCATTAATGAAATTAAGTCGGCGTTAGAAAAGACCGATTTTGTTTTAGCAGAAAATCCAGTAATTCTTCCTGACGCTGGGCAGGATACAAATAGCTCAATGATTGTTTGTTTATCCGACATTCATTATGGTGCATATGTTGATATGCCAGAAAACTATTATGATACACAAGTGGTTGAAGGTTTATTAATTAAATATGCTGATAAAGTCATTAAACTTATCGAAGAAAATAAAGTCTATAGCGTTGATATTGTTAATCTTGGGGACATTGTAGAACATGCTTACATGCGTAACCAGAACTTATACGACTCAGAAGAAACTTTATCTGAACAAATCGTCCATGTAACAAAATTAATTATTGATTTTATTCAACGAATTCGGCAACATGTAGAGCTAATTACTTATCGCGGAATTGCTGGTAATCATGATCGTATGCAAGGTGACAAAAATTCTAACTTAAATTCTGATCATGCGGTAAATATTAGCAATCAGATTATTAAGATGTGGATTGAATTATCAGGATCAGACGTAGAGTTTATTGATTCAGATAGCTATTTTACAGATATTAATGTGCAAGGCTGGAACTTTGCATTTGTACATGGTGATAGAAACAGTTTGAATAAAAAGACTACATTGGCTGAACTGGGAGAACAATATGATCGTCATTATGATGCTGTTCTTGGAGGACATTTACATCGTTTCTCAATGTTAGAAGTAGGCGATAATCGTTTCCAAGCAACTTTTGGATCGATCAAAGGAATGGATGAATACAGCAAAAAAATAAGTGCGAAGTCCAGTCGTTCTCAAGGTGTTGTTTTGGTTAACCAAAACGAATTTGAAATTCGAAAGGTTAAATTATAATGGCTGTTCAAAAGTGCTATTACTGTGCTAATCCATTGAATGAAGAAGATATGGTAATCAAACCAATTCCGCTAAAAACTAAGCGAGGGTCTAGGAATTATAAGCGTAAATTCCATATTGACTGTTTGCCTAAGTATCTTAAAGAACATAAAGACATCAAGTTCAAGGAGCAAGAAAACAGTGATTGGGATCAAGTTTATCGGTATTTCAAGTCAGAAATATTAAATCTTCCTGCTGGCGCCAACTTATCAAAATATTGCGTTGAACGTCTATTAGGATTGAGAGTGGGAAAATTTAGACCCTCAAGTACAAATGTGCGTGGAAATAAGCAAGGATACTCGTTCAAAACAATCTATTATACGCTGTTATATTCTTATGACGCCATAAAAAAAGCGCAGAAAACAGTCGATTTTAACAACGAAGAACATGAAGTTAATTACATCATGAAAATCGTGACAGGAAATATTAATTTTATCCAGAGAAGATTAGATGCCTTAGATAAAGAGCGGAAAAAAGTAGAGAAAATTAGTAAAGAGGAAGAGAAGAAGATCGAACAGCCTACAGTCGCTTACAAGCGCAAAGGCTCCGGGAGACGGAAGGTTGATTTTATTTAATGAAAGATAAACACATGTGGGTAGACCAAAAAATCGAAGAGCATAAACATGTATTAATGGCCTCATTTGGTTTTCAAGGTCTATTGAAATCAAAATTAAAGCTTCCATTGATTCTAAAGATTATAAGAGAAATGCCAGGGAGCGCAATTGAAAATGTAACAATCTTTTTTGATGAATTACGTGAGCATTATCTTGCTGATTCTCAATTCAAACAGTTTAGATTAAGCGAAGTTGATAGATTTATTTCAGAAGAGAAAAGTTTGGTAGGGTTGAAAGTTATTAATAATTAGGGGGTTCGGCGATTGGTAGAAAAGGTAAAACAAGAAAATACCATTATAAAATCTGACTTTTATAAAGAGCTGAAAACTCAAAGAGGTATCATCGAGAGTCAATTAATTTTTTCTCTTTACGGTGATACAAATTACTTTTTTGATTACCCTGTAAATCCAAACGATATTTCTAATTCGATGTGGCGTTTCTACTATCATATGCTGAAAGAGATGGTCGAGGATCGTGGGCTTAAAACTTTGGATGCAGTATCCGTAGGTGCCTACGTAAATTCCAAAGAAGAGAAAATTCAAAAAGCCTATTCAGAAGCTGGTGGTTACGAAACCATTGAAAAGGGTATTGCCATTGTCGAAAAAGAAAATGTCGATAGTTATTACAACGAATTGCAACGTTATAAAACGTTAATGAAACTGACTGAGATGGGATTTCCTATTAAGCAGAACTGGGATAAATACCAGGAAATGGACTTGGAAACCCTCAATGAAGTATTAGAAGGTCTTATAGCAGAGGCATTTGTAGATTCTCAATTTGGAAATGACCGAGTTGAAGAAATGTTTGATGATGTTGATGAAATGCTTAAAGAGGCTGATGAGGGTATTGCACAAGGACTACCATTAGGAAGTCCATTAATGGATTCAATTCAAAACGGGTTAGCCCTAGGAAATATTACAATGTTAGCTGCCAATTCGGGGGTAGGGAAGACGTTTCTCACTACCCTTTTGCATATTCAAAGTTCAATTAATAACGAGGAACCTGTCTTAATTATCGCTAACGAAGAAGAAAAAAGCCGATATGTTCAAGGATTACTAACAGCTTATATTAACGCTCGCCATAAGGGGGCCATGTTTAACAAGAATAGGTTCTTACGAGGTAGTTTTACCGATGAAGAATGGGAATATTTAAACGAGGCCAAAGAATGGTATTTGAGAAAGGTGTCAGAAGGTCTAGTTCGTTTTGTTAATATGAATGAGTTTAGTATGGCAAAGACAATTCGACTTATTAAGAAGTATGCTCGATTATATGATGTACGGTATTTTATCCTTGATACATTGAAATTGGATAACGATACATATAGTCGGGTTAACGATAGTTCTTGGCTACAATTACAACAGAATATGGTGAAGCTATATAACGTGATTAAGCCTAGTAATTTGAACGTCCATGTTTGGGTTACTACGCAGATGACCAAGACTAATCGACGAGCACGTTATTTGGATCAAAGCATGATTGGAATGGCGAAGAATATTACCGACGTAGTATCGTCATTGATTTTAGTACGTATGGCCTCTCAATCAGAGGTGAGTGGGAAGAATGCTATTAAGGTAGTTAACTCAAAGGGACACTCAGAAATGTTAGACGAAGATAATGATTACATGATTGTTTTCTGGGATAAAAACCGACAAGGTCAGACTAATCGACAGGTTGTTCTGGAGGTTGATCGTGGACTTAATCTTATTCGTGATGTTGGAAAAACACAAATTAATAATGATTTAGAATAATTTATTTTTCTAGTGTCATGGACTTGGGTTATATGATATTATGTATATTGTTAAACACAACAAAAATATTTTATATTGATTTTATATAAAAACACAAGAAAATAATATTTTAGTTTAGAAAGGTTGGAAGGCATGAAGCAAACATACTCAGACGAATTTTACAATCATTTGTACCGTTTGGAATCATATAACAAGATTGGCGAGAGCTGGTCACGAAAGGCTGACAAAAATAACCCGGATTTAATTTGGATACGCAATTATATTAAAGAAAATAATTTATTTGACGAATATAGTCATGATCGGCTAGAAAGAATGCTTAACAATTGCATTAGTCGTGGACTGGTTACGATTAAAGAAATTGCCGATGATTTAGAATTATCGGTACGTAAGATGCACAATCTATTAGTTAAGTATGACCTGCTAAGAAAACAACGTCTTGCGTACTATGCGAAAGTCGGTTATGTGATTACTGATAAGAATAATGATAATCCGGTATTCGTTAAGAGTATTTCTCATGGCTTAAGAGTTGCACCTGAACTAAGTAGACGGTCATTCGTTAATCTTGAAGGTCATAGAGTGATGCGAAACGGTCGTCATTTATATAAGACTGATGTCTGGAAGGAACAACACCCTGAATTCAATCTTGAGGAGGTAGCGTAATCTATGGAAGTGTCCAAGAAGCCATTTACTTTTACGTTAAAAAACGACTTCAATATGACTGGTTTTTTACTAAAAGCAAAACCTGATGAAGCATTTAGAACTAAGACTGAATTATCAAAAGAATTAGTCCGCACCAACACAACTTCTAATGTGAAGCTAAAAGATAATATTAACTTAGCGCAAGAAGATGTGGAGAAGCTTATTGAGGCTGGTCGTAAAACCCTAATTTATTATGAAGCCAATAGTAAATTAGATGCATATAATTATCCCGACGAATTCGAATTACTGAACTTGGTGGTGAAATATTAATGGCCGAAGTAGAAATTGTAGGTTCAATTCAACGCATAAGGTTTGCCGCCAACGATTCATTATTCAAAATTGCTACGATGAGGGTGTCAGAGGTACGAGAAGGGAATATTGTTAAAAATTCTTTTGGCGATGTAGTGTTCAAGGGTGAGATGTCACTCATTCCTCAGAACGAATATATTATTCGCGGTGAATTTATTAACGATGAAAAATACGGCCCGCAATATCAATACATTAGTAGCAAGCGTCGAGATCCAATTGAAGGTATGTCTCGAGAAGACTTCCGGCAATTTCTTACTGATATCTCCCCCAAAGGGGTACTTGTTAATGCTCAATTTGATGATCCTCGACCTATTTTTCAAGAGCATAGGGTAAAAGAATTGATGGCTATCAAGGGCATTGGACCTGTCAGTGCTGACAAGTTGATTAACGCCTATGAAGAGCAAAAAGATTATAGCGAAGCCTACGTTGTTTTTGGTAAGTGGAGGTTTAACCCTAACATGACGCGGAAATTAGTACGCCACGTTCACTCAGTGGAAGGTGCTATCGAAATGCTTAATAAAGACCCCTATGAGTTTATGGATGTTCCAGGAGTAGGTTTTAAGACTATAGACGAAAAGGCGCTTAATTTTGGTATTCCATCTAATGATCCACGTCGTGTCCATGCTTTCGTAAAGGATTACTTTGATAAGTTAGCTATGGATGGAAGTTCCTGGACTAAAGAAATAGATTTGATGAAATATCTTCGCCAAGAAGTGTTTGATTGTGACGTTGAAGAGACACTTCAATGGATTAACGACAGCGACGAATTTGTCATTTATGAAGCTGATGATGTAAGACGAGTGGCTACTAAGCATTTGTATAACACCGAAAAATCTATTGCAAAGAATCTATTGAGATTACTTCACTCTAAAAATAAATTTGAGTATAAAGAGCGCGATAAAATTATCGACAGAATTCAAGAAGAACAAGGTTGGAAATACTCAGACGAACAGACCGAAGCAATTAATATGATGCTTGATAAAAATGTATCAATGTTACAGGGATTAGCTGGTACTGGTAAATCTACCACCTTGAATGCTGTGATTAAAGTATTACAGGATAACGACTACCAGGTTGCTACCTGTGCATTGTCTGGGAAGGCAGCTGATAATCTTACCCAATTAACAGGTAAAAGAGGACAGACTATTCACCGTTTACTTGGTATCGGTGATCCATTTGGCGGCTTTGAACACGAAGAAAACCCATTACCAGTCGATGTAGTTATTTTAGATGAGGTGTCAATGGTTAATGATAGCTTATTTGAGACGCTGGTTAATGCTCTGGGTGATGGTACTAAATTTATTATGGTCGGTGATATAGCTCAATTAGATTCTATTGGTGTTGGGGTTATGAGAGATATCATTTCTTCTAAAATTGTTCCTACTGTTTCTTTGACTAAGATCCACCGACAAGCACAGGACTCAGCAATTATCACTCATTCATTACAATATCGAATGGGGAAGATGCCGAAAGTAAGCTCTAAGGATAGCTGGACGATGCTAGGCAATAAGAACGATCTAGGCTATGTGTTTGAAGATTCGGCAGAAGAAGAGAAGCTAAGCACAGATGCTTATAGGATTTTTGCTCAGGCGTTAAAGAAGTATGATGTTAGCGATATTCAAATACTCACTCAGACAGTTAGTGGTTGTGCTCGTATTAATGACTTAGCACAAACAATTGCTAACCCGAAAAGTCCTACTAAGAACCAATATAAGGTCAAAGCTAACAGTGCTGATGCTTATATTCTACGTGAAGGCGATAAAGTGCTTAACACGTCAAATAACTATCGGGCAACAGCAGCAGAGAATCATCAGATGTATCGACCAATTTTCAATGGAAACACAGGAATTATCGAAAGTATCGATCTTGAATTTAATAGCAAAGGTGGCGTTAGTCATGTTGAGGCTATTATTGATTTTGATGGGGTCGGTAAAGTATTTCTTAGAGATAAAGAGCTTGAGACTATCCAACTAGGGTACGCGATGACAGTTCATAAGTCCCAAGGGTCTACTATTCCATGTGTGATTGTGGTATTGCCATTCCATTACATGCTAAATAATCGGGAGTTACTTTATACGGCTTTGACCAGAGCTAGTGATAAGTGCTTCTTGCTAACTACGCAAAAGTCACTAAAAACAACAGTCAAGAAGACAAGTGAAACTGTGCATCATAGTAATTTAAAAATGCTATTAGAGGAGGAATTCAAGAATGCAGAAAATGTATAACGGTGAAATGATGCGTGTTCTACGTTCATTTACATTTAATGGCGAACAATATGTAGATTTGCGTAATCAAGCTGGAGAAGATTTTGAAAGTGTTCCGGCTAGTGAATTAGGTAAAAATAAGCCTGCTCAGAAGAAGCAGACTAAGAAGGTACATAAAATTATCTTTACTAAGGGTGAGGATAAGAATGTGTTTGAATTAGATTCTCCAGAATACAACAAATTTATTTCTGATAATAAGTTAAACGAAGCAATGATTCAGAATTGTATTAAAGGAGTAATTAAGACACATAAAGGGTACACAATTACCGAAGAGAAGTAGGTGAATTTGTGTATTTTTACTATAAGGGTATTCAAATTATTCCAGTAAAACAATGGGAAGTAACAGGTGATCAGGGACTAATTCAGTTTGTCGATGCAATTAACGTTAAAACTAAACGAAAAATGACAGGATTACCTGCAAAGAGAATTGTTGTAAGCAAAATTCATGTATTACCAAACAAGGAGGAAGTAAATGAAGGGTAAATTATTAGTTGGATTATTGGTTGGTGGAGCTGTGATTGGCATGTCATCTACGGCTTCTGCGTCCACACCAAGCGGAACGTATGTTAAGGAACAACA